AATCTGATCTATTCTTTCTTTAATAGGTTCTGCTTTTGAATAATCTGTAGGATTTTCCGGGGTTATGCAGATAGTTTGATCAATATCTACATAGTAATTGGTTCCTAGAAATCTGCTTTCTATAAGTCTATAGGAATCTTCGTCGTCGTGATGCGTGGAAAACTCCATAAAGCTACAGGATTTACTTGTTGCTGTTCTAAATCTGTGTGTTGTAAGAGGTTCTATGTCATAAGTATCGCCAGCCTCTAATGTTATTGTCTCAAACTTATTATTCAGCCAATCATCTACTTCTAAACTTCTAGAATATTCTAACTCTAGGGAGCCTTCCATAATATGAAATGTTTCTGTCTTGTTTTTGTGATAATGTACAGAACACTGATATTGTGGAACTATTGTTAAGAGTTTACCACAATACAAATCATTATTGACTATAACTTTTTCTTCGCCCCACCTCTTCTTAACTATTTTCATTTAGCTTATCCTCTATAACTTTAATATCTTCTGGGTAGTCTACAGCATAAGATACATGACTAACCTCCAGCATTTTTACTGGGATGCCATTCTCTACAAACCTAAGTATTTCAATATCTTCTTGATACTCTAGTGGTGATTTTTTACCTTGACGGTGAAAGGCTATTAGTTCATCTTTGCCAAACGCATATATACACACTTGTTTTTTGACGTTTTCACTACGACCACTCTTACTTCCCGGTAGTGCATTACGACTTGCATAAAGTAAATAATTCTCCTTATTACATACTACTTTTGGTATTTTCTTATCATTATAATTTTCATCAGCGTTTATCTTTGACATACAGTTAACTACAGCATCAGGACTATCCTTCTTACATTGTATGGCTCTGAGTATATCTTGTGGATCAATCATAGGCTCATCGCCTTGCACGTTAACAAATATATCTGCATCTATTTCTAGTGATGCTTCTGCAATCCTGTCTGTGCCAGTAGCACAATTATCAGAGGTTAAAACTACATGATAGCCAGCAGCCTTGACTATTTCTGATATGATTTCGTTTTCAGTTGCTACATAGACGGAATTTTTACCAACTGCCTGCTCTGCTTTTTCTGCTACATGCAATATCATAGGCTTGCCATTAATCTTGGCTAATGGTTTACCGGGAAATCTTGTGGACTTGTATCTAGCTGGTATTACCACTACGGCCTTTTGGTCTTTGTAGTTTCTCAATAATTCTTTGTCATATTTTGTATTGTTAAATAATTTTTTTGCAGCCTCTAGCTTGTCTAGATTTGTGAGATTGGATGCTGTTAAGTCTTGTAGGTACAGAGGATGAATGTGATTCATACCACCCATCATATACAGACTGTTATATCCCCACTTGTAGTGTCTTTGTAATGTTTGGAATTTATTCACTATATTTACCATGCCACTGCTGATGGTAGAATTTTTATGTAGTAATAGCTGTTCTTTTCTGGCATTTCCAACACCTCTGCCCATACCACATACTGTGCCATCTGCAATGTCAAATCCTGAATCTATAGCTTGTAAACAGTTAGCAAAAGCTAAAGATTGATTATCATGGCAATGAATACCACATGGTAAAGAAGTTAGTTCTCTATATAGCTTACAAATATTTTTTACTTGACTCGGTTGCAAATTGCCGAAACTATCGGCAAAGTAGAGTCCATGTGCATGTCCTTGTAATTCTGTGACAAATAAAGCTATCTGTGATTCTTTTAGTAAAGAAATACACATCAGATTTATATAAACTGTATATCCTTTATCAATTAAATATTTTGCTATTAGTTTAGACTGCTGAACTTCGTTGATCTTAATAGCTAGTCTACAAAGAGAAAACGGTGATTGCCTTCTATGTTTAATGCAATCATCTAGCAAACCATAATTGACTGACTCACCAGAGATAAAGTCTTTAGCGTCTATCATAAACGCCATCTGAGTATCATGTGTATAGTCAAGAAATTGGTTGATAAAACCATCGTTGCATTTTCTAAATGGCCCACCTTTTTTAGGTGACTTGTATCCTAGTTCTATTATGTCAACGCCATTACGGATAAGACTAAGTATCATAGACTTAACTAGGGTTATGTCAAAATCCCAATTAGTATAATACCCTCCATCTCTAAGAGTACAATCTAAAATTTTCATTCCTTAAACTCCAGATGACTTTGATGTAGTTGATCTATCTGATGTCCGTCTGGTCTGCCCCAAGGATAATTTTCACACCTTTTAAATGGGATAGTGTTGTAGTAGCTACCACCTGAATGTAAATGACCCTTTAACATTGAACATGGAGTTATAAAAGTATGGTTGCCAAAAGCTGGCATCCAATAATTCTTATCTATATCTATACCTCTTGCTTTCATCAAGGCCCATCCAAATGCTTGTTCTGGTGTGTCTAGCTGAACGTGACCATGACTTTTACCTTCACAGTGATCTACTAGCACTTTACATGCTTCTGTCATGTGGTGCTTATCGTCTATAAACAAATGATTAGAAAAACAAAATGGAATAGGTCGCCAGAAACCATTGTCTGTTGTATGAACTCTAGTTGGGTACAAATCAAAATTAGCAAGTATAGCATCTAAATCAGGATATAATTCATCCGTTCTAGTTTTCATTATGTAATTATACTTAGCTGCTTCACAACCACCTAAAATAGTTCGGGCCATAAAATATCTATGACCATGATTGTTGATACCTTCCATACTGTCTGGGTATACATTTTCTACTACCTCAAACTTGCCAGTAGCTTTATCTAAGAGAGATAGGTCTTCACCTTTCCATGTAGACACAATAACCTCACCGAACCCTTGATAGCAGTCTATTGCTTCATGCGTTCTATTGTCTAATGGGCCTTGAATTAATGCTGTTAAATGTCTTCTAATTCTCATTTAAAAACCACCACCTTTGTAAAGTATCTATCTCCATATTAGAATTGACTCCATAAAGATAACCTATCACATGCTCCCAGCTATCAAAGAATAGTTCATGGGGTAACGCTCCAAAAAGCCAATCTGGACAATGTTTCTTACCCTGTTCTATATGGACTATAATAGGCTTCTTTTGTCTATTGGCAAGAAAAATTTCTTCTAAAGTTCCGCAAGGATGAGTGTCTATATCTAAATGTACTATTAGAAAATCACTTATATCTACTAGTCTTAAATCTACAGACCTTATAGTTTTCATGATTTCTGAAAGTTCAGCATACTTGTAGTGTTTTTTTAAAGCAACTTTAGCCTTGTGAGTTTCTTCATTTTCTAGACCTACATTTCCCGGTTTCTTGAGAGGGTCAAATACTGTCACATTTAACTCGTTTAAAAATGGAGTTATATTTTCTCTCCAAGTCGCACCTCTATCAGGTACTCTGTCCATAGCACCAGCCAGATAAACTCGCTGACCCTTCAATCTATTCTTCACCATCTTCTTCTTCATCCTCCCAATCGTCGTCCATCATTTCACTAATTAAAAACGCTAAAAATAATTCGTTCCACATCTAAATATCCCTATAAATATAAACAGGTAAACCCTGCCAACAATCTTGTATCAAGTCAGCAATAGTAGACCACCTACCTCCAGAACATGATGTTCCAAATTTAGGAGCATGTATTTCTGTTCTCTTCTCTTTGTTTTGTAGACAAAAATTTCTAACACCCACCATGCAATTTACAAGGTGAATATAGTTAATATTTCTATGTCTAGTATTCTTGTCGCAAAACATTTGGCAGAAGTGAATTTTGCTATTACCAAACCTAGCTACATTTACATAGCTATTCTTTCCTAAAGTATGTTTCTCTAATGATAAATGTTGTTCAATGACAGGATATTTTTCTGCTGCGGTCTTTAGAAAATTAGTATGGATTTTATTGTCTATGTTGACAACAGTAGGAATAACAATGTCTACTTCTGCATGACCAGCAGAAGCAATATCTTCTGTGCAATTTAATAAGTCTGTTGTATAATATACAAGACTTCTACTTTTTGTTTTCATTACCATTTTCCTTCTGGGCATTTCTGGTCTTTCCATGCCAGTTTGTTCATAAATCCTTTTTTCGTTGACAATGCACATCCACACACCATGCAGTATGCTGGAGCCTTGCCCTTATAGCTTTTAACTGCGGGTTCAGTGGTAAACATCGGACACCCTTGACAAATCTCCCAACGTGCGTTGATCTGTCTTTGGCTGCATTTATTCATGCCTGTTTTGACATGCTGAAATAAAGCCTTCGCAAATGTTCTAATGCGAGTAATTATATTTGGTAAATTCTTCTTCATCGTAACAGTCCTCTTCAATCAACTCTCTTTTCCTGTGCTTAAAATCTTTTTTACGTTGACGCTCTTCCTCTAGATCGGAACGTCTACGCATCTGTTTATTTGTCTTTCTTTTGTGTTGTCTATTGTCTGACATGGCACATTCCTTTCTTTCTTTATTGTATCCTAGAAAAAAAATTTGTCAAGCCTTGACACTTCCTCTTCTAGGACTATTATTATGCAGGGCTTGGTTATCTAATAGTTGGAGTTATAATTCCTCTGCTTTTGTAAGTCTTGAATAAGTAATCTGGTTTAAGACTGTACTTACTAAAGTGTTGTATGTATTGATACTTAGTAAGTCTTCTCTTCTTATACGACATTATCAAAGCAGCACACCCAGCAGCAAATGGATTAGCCATACTTGTACCACTCATATTAGCATAACTATCGTCTGGTACACAACTAATTACATCTTCTCCCGGTGCAAGAAAATCTAACTCTGTTCCTGTACTGCAACTAAATCTAGAAATTTTTAGATCATTTGATACAGAGCCAATAGAAATTGTATCTGAATATTTAGCTGGGTACATAAGTTCACTTCTTTGTCCACTGTTGCCAGCAGCACAGAAAAATACACATCCTTTATCTACTGCATAATTAACACACTGTCTCATGTACATAGAACCTACTGGAGTACCTAAACTCATTGTGATTATATCTGCTCCATTATCTGCTGCAAATAAAATGCCTTCACAAATAGCTTGTAAAGAACCTGACCCATCTCTTCCTAGACTTTTAATAGGCATAATCTTGCATTTAGGAGCGACACCCACAATACCCTTCCTATTATTTTCTGCTGCAATAGTTCCTGCAACATGGCTACCATGTCCATTGTCGTCTACAGGAGCCTTATTGCCGCCTATAAAGTTATACCCATCCACAAGGCTATGAACTAAATCAGGGTGGTCTAGATCGCATCCTGTGTCGATTACTGCTACTGTGACACCTTCACCTGCTGCTAGTTTCCACTCTTTTTCTACGTTGAAGTTGGAGATTGACCAAGGTATAACCTGTTGATTATTATAGTTAAGACCATAAATATTTTGTCTAATATGAGGTAGAAGGGAAACTCTATCTTTTCTTCTTAACATGATTGTTGATCCATTCTAGGTAGGGGTAAATTTCTGTAAAGCAACCTTCATCTCCATAATCAGAGTCAGCTTTTCCGTCTGAAGTTAATACACAAGAAGTGATGCCTGCCAATTTACCGTCTACAAACATACCACCACCACTATCTCCAACATTAGGTAAATACTCTAATGAAGTTTTTGTACGATCATTTGAACCAGTAATAACTAGTAAGTCTTTTTTAAATCTTCTACTAATTTTATTTGTCCCGGCTCTCAACTTATAGTCATAGGTCTTTGCTCCTGTATTCATTGTACCGTAGCGACCATAACCAGCAAAGGCAATATTGTCACCTATATTTACTTTCTTATCATAAATCATAGGCTTATCTTCTACTACCCCAAAACCTTTTTCGCTATAGCCTAATGCTATGTCACCGCAAAGATTTTTAGCACTAAAGTCTTTATTAACATAAAATTTATCTATACAGTATTCTTTATCTCCTATAAGTACCTTCATCATATCCATAGGTACTTCTGCTAGATGTCCACAGGTAATCATCCAGTGTTCATTTAATATAACGCATGATCCTATTCCGATTAGCTTACTATCGTCTTGTTGTTTTACAGTAACTACTTTTTTAGTACAGTAGAATTTAGCACCGAAATCTAAAACGCTTTTTTCAGAAACATCGTGTCTGATTGTACCACCAAACACAGTACTGCACAGAAGCAGTACAAAGAGAAATGTTCTCATGGTCTTGCCTTTAATTTCTTATAATAAGCATCACAGTCCTTTTGAACGTCTACGTTCCAACTCTTCCAGTATTTTAAATGTCCAAACATTATATGACAAGGATCAGCACACAAGGTAACTAGGTTTGCAGGGTTCAGTTCTAATTCAGGATACTTATGTACTGGCAACTTATGGTGGACTTCCAATTTGTCCTTTTTGCCACATGCTGCACAGCAGGGATGAAGTTTTAAGTGTTCTTTTCTGACCTTAGACCATCCAGAGGATCGCCTAGCACATCGAACAGGTATAATATTGAATATAGAAAACATAATACTTATATTACACCTATACGCTACCGATTACCCTCCCTTTGCTTGTGCGTCTGACATACCCCTTTCTTACTAGATAAGGCTCAATACTGTTTTCTATCGTATCCATAGCAATTCCCGTCATACTAGAGATATTTTTAATGCCTAGTGCAGTTCCTTTGCTATCTTTTAGTACGTCAATGTACTTACGATCATTTTCATCTAGACCCTCATCATCAATCCCTTGCTCCATAAATACCTCATCTACGCTAACGTCCTTGTCATTGTAGAACATTTTATAACTCTGGAACCATTCTAGTCTTGAGTTTAAAATGCGAGGAGTTCCTTTACTTCTACGAGCAATTTCTGTTGCCGTATAGTCATCAAGAGAAAATCCTGACTTGGTTGCATTCAGTCCTGCTAGTTTAGCTAGGTCACTCTCACTATAAAACTGTAAATGTTCCTTGATCGTGAACCTATCGTAAAAAGGTTGGGTTAAACTACCTCCGCTTGTAGTAGCACCTACTAATGTAAAGGGAGGAATATCAATATCTTCTGGCTCAGAATCTAATACGACACTAGCCACAAAGTTTTCCATGACAGGATATAGAAATTCCTCTACTAACTTTGGCAGGTTGTGAATCTCATCAATAAAAAGAACACAATCTCTTGTGACATTGTATAAGTACTTCATTATACTACCTACGCTACGAATAGATGCAGCATTAGCAGTAATAAGTTCACTATCTAATTCAGTAGCGATAGCTGACGCTATTGTAGTTTTGCCTAGACCGGGAGGCCCATCAAGCAAAACATGAGGAAGAGGTTGTCTCTTCTGTTTGCAGGCAAATGTAGAAATCTTTAGACGTTTAATAACATCTTTTTGTCCAATAACCTCATCAAAACTTGTCGGTCTGTGAGTTGCCATGATCTTTGTCCTCTTTCTTCCAAAAAATAAATTCGTTACGCTCGTCGTCGAACGCACTTTCAAGTAGTCCACTGCTCACCAATTTAGAGATGATATTGCTGACCATCCTTTGATTGACATGCTCTATCATCTTATACAGCATATTGTCGTTCATCACGTACTTGACTTCTTTAGTCTGTTTGTGACGAATCTTCTTGCAGTCTGACTTAATTATAACAAGAGTTTCGTCTTTGTCAAGTATAGAATCCATTTCTTCCATATCGGTTTTACTGATATTATCTAACTCAGCATTAAGATCAATATTCCATTCTGTGGCAGTTATTTCATCATCTTGGAAATCTTCATCTTTAAAATTAATATATACTACATTCCTAATATAATCTGAGAAAGCATTTATGTCTGCTATCTCAAGCCAATCGTCATTTGGATTAAATTTTTTTGCCATAATTAATTCTGCATGTCAAAAAGACCACGGTAATAATGAGGTTGTCTAACTATATGTGCGGCATGTGCCACGAAATGGTTTTTATAAAACTGATCAAAATAATTATTGTTTAGATATTTTGTTTTCCAAATACCTTCGTTGTACTGATTCTCCCCGAAGTATAGAAGTTCTAGTTCTATATCAGCGGGGGAATCGTTCACAGGATTTTCTAATGGCACAGGAGGTGGGGTGCTATGCCAAGTGGTTTGCCATGTGTTTGGGTTTTGCTCTTGGATGATGTCATTTAAAGCATCTTCTAGCCATTGTTCCCAAACAGTCCAATCAAATTTAAATGGTTGTTGTGGTTTCTTTTCTGGGTAGAAATTATAATCATCATCATCGTATTCGTTATATTCTGGGTCGTGCTTACTCATGATATCCCCTTGGCCTACGGAGCATAACGGACTACTAAATACATTATACCCCGTAGACCCTGCTTGTCAACTTTTTTACATCCACTCTTCTTCTTCGTAATCGTCCTCATCATCTTCAAACTGATCCCAGTAACCAGCTTCAATTTGTTCTTCTAGTAACCATTCATCATCGTCTACATAAGTATCTGCTTCAAACTCTGCTTTATAAAGAGGCTTAGGTAATTCCCCTTGATAAAGTCCTACTACTTCATATTTGCAAGTGCGAAGTTTCTCACAGTTACAGTCACTAGGAACACTAACAACATCTTCAGGATTGATTTTAACAATCACGATATTGTCACCAGCATCTACACTACCATACTCTGCAACATAATTTAATGCTCCAGCATGAAGCCCAGCAGAACATCCTCTACCTCTATTGTCGTCTACTTTTGCTCGACGCATTTCGCAGACTTGTCCAACCTGATTATCGAATGTTCCTCTATACTTATCTTTAAAATCACTATTGACTGCTTTATACGCAAGGAAACAACCGTCTTCAGTAATAGGTAGATTCTCATGCTCCAAGAAGTCGTACAACTCCTGCTGACTTTGCATACTTGGATTCTGCATAAGGTTGTCCAAGAATTTTACAAGAGGCTGAAAAGGCAGACCTTTGCTCATAAACTCTAGGATACGCTTGCTAATGCTACCGTGAACTTCTTCACCTTCAAACATCACCTTGCTGTTAACAATCGTTACCTGTCCGTCACTAAAAGTAGCAACTGCTTTTTCTATGTCTACCAATTCTAGCAACTCATCTTCT